AGAGTTCCCGGCGTCGCGGCCAACGCCGGACGCCGGGGCACCATCTCCACATCCCCGCAGATCAGGTTACGGCTGAATGGGTCTGGGAGGCAGCACCTGCGGCGAGTCGTACCTGAGTCAGCCAGCCCCGGCCTTCAGCAGTCCGGCCAGCGAGACACCGCCCGCGTCCTCGCCCTGCGCGCCTTGGTCGATGCTGCCCTGCGGGGTGCGGCTGCGTAGGTGCGGCTTCCTTGCGATCAGGTCCTCTACCGCTTCCTGTACGCGGTCCCGGTCCGGCACGCCATCCACACACAGAGCCTCTGAATATCCGAGGTCGGTCGGGTCAGCCAACAGCCGCGTCTCGGCCGCGTAGGCGACTGCCAAGGCGCGGGCGAGGTCATCGGATCGGACCGCCCGCAGCCGGAGCCCAGCGGCCTCGGTGCGCAGTTGCTCGACGTATGACCTCGGGAACGTCTCCGGTTCGGCCTCACCCTCCGGTGGTGTCTCGTTCTCGTTCTCGGTTGCGTCGTCGTTCGGCTCGGTGGGCTCTGTAGGCGTCGGAGACGAGTTCGGGTCGGTCTGAGGTTCCTCGGGCACTGACTTCCTCCTGTTGGGTGACAACGACTCTCAGGCACTGGCAACCCGGATGCCGTTTCATCTTTATGTTGAGCGGGCGGACCATTGCGAACTGCCCGCCCCCGGACGCCCACCACGACGTGCAGAGTTCGCACGCGTTGACGGAGAGCTTGCGGACCCATCCGAGAACGACGCGCTGGCCGATGAGCGCCCGCCCAGCCGTGTCGTCTGCGGCCCGCCATGCCTCGGAGCGGGCTAGACGCTCGACCCGTGCGCGTTGGCTCGCCCGTGCGTCCCTGCGTCGCTCTACGTTCCGCTGGGCCCGTTCTTCGCGTCGTTGCTCGCGATCGGCCGGGCGTTGCCGTGCTTCGTCTTCGGCCAGGGCTCGATCGCGGGCGGCGTCTTCGGCCGCAATCTGTGCATCGAGGTCGGCAAGCTCGGCCTCAGCCGTGGCCACGTCGTCATCGGCGGGCACATCGGGCTCGGGCTCAGCTTCCTCGACGGGCTCGTCTTCGAGGTCGTCCGGAATGTCCGCGATGATGGTCGTGAATGCCAGAGTGAACCGCTCGACCTCCCCGGCTGGCGGCTCGGGCATTTCCACCTTCGACGCGTCCCCGCCTGCTGCGTCCACTGTGGACATCGCTCCGACGCTGACCAAGAGTCGGAGTCGATGCAAGGCGACGACGAATACGGTCGCCAGGGCTACGGCTGCCTCTGGTGGCAACGTGAGGTCGCCGGCATTCTCGGTCATCAGGTCCCAGGCATTCAGGACCACCAGGACGGCCAGCAGCACCCCCGCAACCTGTGCGGCCGACAGTCTGTCTTCGGGGTCGGGTGGCTCGGCCGATGGCTGCGTGGTCTGCGGTTCGGTCATCGGCCTAGGAGCTTGTCGAGTCCGAGGGCAGCGTTGTCGAGAGCAGCCCGGCGACGGTGGGCCATCTCTGCCGCGACCCGATCGGGGCTCCAGCCCAAGTCTTCGAGGATGCTCGGCAGACTGACCCCGAGGGCGTGCAACTTCGCGGCCCTGTCGGCCGACACGATCTCGGATCGGGTCTCGACATCGCCCCAGGAGATGGCCACGGGCTCGGCGTCGCGGCCGGTCGCCATCATCGCGGCCAGCGTCGCAACCTCTGACCAGCGTTCCCCGAGTACGGACAACTTCGCCCGGCACCGGGCGACCAAGCCGGCCTCTGATGCCCTGAGGGCCTCGGCGCTCGCGGGTTGATCGGTCTGCACGCCCAAGGTCGCCGGGGGCAGCGCAGTCACAGCCGCGATCGCACGCAGCAACACCCCCGTGCCGTCCACGAATGACGCCAACGAGCTAGCGGGAAACTCCCCGAACTTCGTCTCTGCACTCTCGGATTGCCAGACCCTGGCCGGGGTTTCGCTGAACGGATTGATGGGCTCACCGGTCGTCTCGTCGGTGACTACTTCGAGGCCGGCGACCCACCGTCGCGGCCGGGAGTGCGCCTCGGAGACAACCATGAGGTCTTGGGCGAGCTTGCTCACGGCATCGGACAACGGCAGCACGTCCGCGATCTCCGAAGTTCCCAGCGGCCGATCGGTAGATGGTGAGTTCGGGAAGCCGACCAACGGCACCCGAGCGAGAGGGTTCGCCAGTACCTCCACAGTTGACCATCCCTCGGTCGGGATGATCTGACCTTCGGCGTCGGGTAGCTGCGTGGCGGTCCGCAGTTTCGTGATCCGGTCGGGTTCCATCACCAAGGCGTGGCCGTAGCGGTCAGCACCGATCCAGCGCTTGGCACCCCAGCGGGTATCTCCGGTGCCGGGGTCCAGGTCTACGACGGCCTGCCTCGGTGACTCGGGCCGGATGCGTGGCCGTCGATCGGGGCCGACCCAGACCGACGCGTACCCGACCCCGTAGAGCAAGCTGTCCGTGTGGCACGCGCCGTGCCCGGAGGTCATCCGGGACGCCTGCCACGCGGCCCACGCGGCCGGGTTGTCCATCCCCTCCACGGTGAGCCGTTCGGCCACAGTCGAGATGACCTGCCTCGGGATGTTGACCGGCAACTCGATCAGCCTGCCCCGCAGGGCTTCCCGAGCCTCCGGTGAGAGGAACGCGGCCGGGCTGCGGCCTTCGTAGGCGGTGCGGAGCCGGTCGGCCTCGATATGCCGGGCATCCAACCGTTGGCCCGCCTTGGTGAGGATGTCGGCGGCGCTCACCACGAGACCACGCGCCGGGACTTCTTCGGCTCGGGTCGGTGCTGTGCGTGCCACGCTGCCCGGTCGAAGGCGACGATCGCGGCAACGGCGGCGTCGATCTTGTTCGGGCTGTTCCGGTTCTCCTTGTGGATCAAGTCACCCATCGGGGTCCGCTTCGCCACGCAGTGCGCGACGTGCGCGGTCAGGCGCTCGTCGTCGTCGTGTCGTAGCTGGCCTTCCATGACGGCCGCGTACAGACGGTCGGTGGCCGGGGCCATCCGCTGCGCCGAAGCGGTGTTCCACTCCGTCACCCGTGCCGCGCCGTGCCGGGCAGCCCATGTTTCAAGTTCCGAGCGCCAGCCCCACGGGTCAACGGCTAGCTCGGTCACGTCGTACTGGGCGAACATGCTGTCAACGGCGGCATCGACCGCGTGCCGGGGCACCCGCCACCGAGGGTCGCCGGGGTTCTCCCAGATTCCGATCAGGAACAGAAACCCGTCCAGGGTGCAGCCGACCAAAGCGGTCGAGTCACCGGACGCGCTCCCGTCGAAGGCGGCAACGATGGTCTCACCGGGAAGTACCAGCCGCTCCGAGCCGCACGCCTGCCACGCACCCCACGGCAACCACGAGTCGGCCTGACCGACCCACTGACCCAAGCGAAGCTGTCGGAACACCGGTTCCCGGGTCGTCCGGGCCAGCGCGGCAAGGGCATCCTCGGCCAGGAACGGGTCACGGCAAGCCAGCGCCGGGTTCCCGATCCGCCACGCCCGCCGATCATCGACAGCGCAGCCGGCCGGCGCGGCCCACTCACGTAAATAGAACGCCTGATCATCACCTGCCCGGCCGTGCTCCACGAGGTCGTACATGATCGTGTCCGGGCTCGTGCTCGGCGTCGAGATTGCCAGCGTCAGCGACTCCGGGCGCTTGCCCGCCGCTGTGGTCGCGGCCTCCCACACATCGCGGGTCACAACATGCAGTTCATCGACCACGAGCAGACTCGGATCGTGCCCATGCAAGGCGTCCGGCTCGGCGGGCAACGGCAGCAAGGTCGCATCGTTCTCAGGCAGATACAGGCGGTCACGGAACACCTGCACCCGCTCGGCCAGCGCCGGGTTCAACTCCACCATGCGACGGGCGAGTTTCATCGTGATCTCTGCCTGCCGCTGATCACTGGCGACGATCAGCGTCTCAGCACTCGGCGGGCCGACGAACAGTTCAGCCAAGCCAAGCATCGCCGCGAGCGCGGTCTTCCCATTGGCTCGCGGCATGCTCACCAGCCCGGTACGCACACCCGCAGCGAACGCACCCCGGACGATCTCCCGCTGGAATCCGCGCAACCGCACCGCAGCACCCGCCCCGTGACCGCGCGGGGTGATGCAGTACCGCTCGATGAATCGCACGCGCCGAGCCGCACGACCACGCGGCCAGCCCCGCAAAGACAACGGCGCGACGCTGATCGTGCCCTTCGGCCCGGCCCTCATCCGCAGACCTTCTGTCGGTACACCGGGTTAGCGTCGTGATCATGGCTATCACCGTGATCACAAACACGAACGCGAAGCACCTCTACCAGCGCGGCAGCGTCCTCCGTGTGAAGGACAACGGCACGCTTGAAGTGTCGGCCGGGTCTAGCGGCACGGCGTCGATCGCCGTCTACCCGGCCGGTGCGTGGAAGCGCGCCTACGACCCCGAAGCGCTCGCCGAATCCGACTGACCGCACCCTCATGACGGCCCCACGCCCGGAGTAAGACCCAAAGGCAGCCTCCCTCCCGGTTTGCGGTTCCCTAGGGCTTGGCGGGTTCCCGCCCCGAGGCCTGCGTGGTGCTGGTTTCGGGCGGCTCGGCCGTGGCATGGGCGGCAGAGGACGCGGAGGTTCGACACGTCGTACTCGCGGCTCGGGTCCACCGAGACGGGCACGATGTGGTCCACCTGTAGGTGTTCGGTGGCGTGGCAGTGCTCGCACCATGGTTGTTGCTTGCGGATGCGTGCGGAGAGCACGCGCCACTGGTGGGAGCGTTGGGCTCGGCCGCGTCGGCGGTCCACGGTGTGCTCGGGGCAGCGGCTGCCTTCGCTCGGCTGCCCGCAGTCGATGCATGGCCGCAGCGGATGGGGCCGGACGGGAACGGGAGAAGGTGTGACGCCGCTCGAACCGCTCCCGTCCGGGGTAGGCCCAGCGTCGGCCGAGACTCGGCTAAGGGTTTGACCGACGCTGGGGCTGGGGGCCTGACGGCGAGGATGGCGGGTGAGGCCTGACTCGCCGTCAGGGGTCGGTGGGGTTGCTGTCATCGCTGGGCCTTCGCGGCTCGTGCTCGGCCTTGGGCGAACGCGGTGTTGAAGATCGCTCGACGGCGCATGTCTGCGAACCAGGCACAGTCGTCGCAGAGCCTCGACTCGGCGGGCTCGCCGCAGTCACGGCAGACCGGTGCCGGTGGGGTCGGCCGCGTCGGGGCATCACATGCCTTCGGTGCTGGCGGATCCCATGCGGTCAGTTGCTCGGGCGCGGTCACTGCTCGGCGTCCTGGGCCAGGTGGACGCGGCCGATCGCGAACTTGTGCAACTCGACCAGTCGATCATCGAGCCCACCTTCACGGCTCAGGTACCGCGCCAAGATCGCCAAGCCGACGATCAGGTCATCCTTGCTGGGCTCGATCCGGATCAACTGGGCGACCGCCGGCCAGTCCTCCGCGACGATGCTGCGGACGATCCCCATCGCCCGGAGGTCCACGCCACTGATGTCGCTCACGGCTGCCTCGCATCCGTGGCGCTCCAACGCTCGGCCTTGGCTCGGTCGGCGCGAACCTTGGCGACCACCGCTCGCCAGTGGCAGCCGTCGCGGAGCATGCCCTCGGCGGTCCGCTGTTCGATCCCGATCAGCCCAACTTCGGCATCGACGTGTTCGAGGATGGCGTCAACGTCGGACTCGCTCAGCGTTGCTGAGCCCGCTTCCTCAGAAGCGGAATGATGGTTAAGAGGCTGATGGGTGGACACCCAGATGTCCCCAGATACCGCCGAAATGTCCCCAGATACCTGGGCTTTCTGATCGTTATCTGGGGACATCCTGGTGTCTTCAGTTCCCGGGTTATCTGGGGACACCTGGGTGTCCTGAGATATCAGCCGGTAGACGGACGCTTTCGCCTTCTCACCATCGGCGGGTCGGCCAAACGAGCGGCCTTCTTCGGTCTTCTCGATCAGTCCGGCTTTGACCAATGCGGCTAGGTGGCGGGTGATGGTCTTCGTGGAGCAGCGGACCTGCTCGGCCAAGGCTCTATTGCCGGGATGGGCGTTGCCGCCGTTCTTGCCGCTGTGGGTCGCCAGCAACAGGGCAACCAGCTTGGTCGTCGGTGGAAGGTCCGACGATCGCACAACCCGCTCCCAGTCATAGCGGACGCTGCGACGCCTGCTCACGAGGTCGCCTCCATTGGCACAGCGTGACCACCGGTCCGGTTAGCGTCAAACTGACCAAGCCTAAGCCTGTGTACGCAAACAAGTTGCTGCACAAGAGGACTCACGTACACAGGTTTAGGCTTGGGCCCCGGGCGGGACGCTTACGCATCGGTGTGGCGTCGCTGCGCGCATGGTTCGCAAAGGACGATCATGCCCGCGAGGCGTACCAGTTCGAGGTACTCCTCGGCGCGTATCTCTCGGCCGTCCGGGGCTGTGATGGTGACCGCGCTCGCGAGTCCACAGCCATCACAGGTCACGGTGTTGGGATCGGCTTTGGTCATCCTGTCTTCCGCTTCCGAGCAGACCTAGCCCGAGCCGACTGGTACGCCAAGCGGGTGAAATACGCCTTTCGTGCCGACTCGGCGCGCCGGGCGCGGTCAGCTGGATCGAGGATGCCGTCTGGATCAACTTCGATCTCGAAGCGGCGCATGCTCGCGGCCCTGGCCGGCGCAGTCCTGGCCGTGCGGTCGGCCTCGGTAGCCCACGAGGCATGACCAGCCAACCGGGCGCGGAGGACGCGCTCAGTCGAGGTGAGGGTCTTGGCTGCGGGCACGGGTGGAACTGTGCTCAGCGGCTCCTACACGACGCTGTGCTCAGGCGGCTTGTCGGATCGTGGGACATGGGGCAATGAGAACCCACAAGGGCAAACGCAGAGACCGTGATTCACGCTCGGATCGGCGCGTGTTGCGGTGTTCTAGTTGATGTCGGATACCTCGCGGGTCCTGCGACGACGCACCGACCGGACGAGGGCCAGCGAGACGCGCATGGCGAGGTAGGCGACGGCGATCCAGAAGACGACCACGCCCGCCAGCACGGCGATCAGGAACAGGAACGCGAGCAGCAGAAAGAGGATCACCGGGCATCCCAAGGGGAGATGCGACGGTGCGCGGCTAGGGCTCGTTCGGTGGCGCTGACCGCTGCGTACCGGGCGAGCATCTGCGGCGTGGACCAGCCGAACAGGCGTTGCGCGTCGCCTTCGGACCCTCCCGAACTGAGCCAGAAGTGCACTGCGGTATGTCTCAACTGATGGGGGTGCAGATGGCCGATTCCGGCTTCGGCAGCCCGGCGTTTGAGCATCTGAGCGATGCCATTGGGCAACATCGCCTTGCTGCCACGTTCGGAAATCCACAGCGGACCCTCGAAGCCACGCCCGGCCCGCTGCCTCGCCCGCTTGTAGGCGTCCAGCGCGGCAGCGGCCTTGCCACCGATGGAAACGGTGCGCAGGACGCGCCCCTTACCGAGGACGGTGGCGCTGCCCGACTTCAGGTCCACGTCGTCAACGCCGAGTCCGGCCAGCTCGGACAGCCTCAGGCCGGTATCAACGAATAGATGCACGATGGCGGCGTCTCGGGTAGCGCTGAGGGTCCTTCCCTCGCAGGCGGTGAGCAGTTGATTCAGGTCGTCCACGGTCAGGATCGGCACGGCGATTGCGCGGAGCTTCGGCGGTTTCGTGAGGGCCATCGGGCTCGCCTGAACCTCCCCCTGCCATAGGCACCATGTCCAGAACTGCAATGCGGCCCGGTACCGGTTGGATGCCGTAGACGGAGAGCGGGTCTCCAACAGATGCGAGGTCCAGCGCTCAATGTCTTTCTGACCAACGGCTGAGGGGTCTGTGATGCCCTGCCCGGCGAGGAACTGGGACATCTGCCGTACAGAGATGCCGTAGGTGCTCAGGGTGGCGGGGGACAGGTCACGCGACCGCAAGTGCAGGTCCCAGGACTCGATCAGGTCGTCAATCGTGAGGGTCAT